AGAATTTTCATACAGAAAGTATGGTAGATGCAATAGGAAGAAAACTAATGCCGGGTGATGTTTTAGAATTACCACATTTACGTGATGATTTATTACTGGGCAGTGACGAAGCAATAAATAGATTTTATGTAGTGCAAGAAGGTTCAAGACCTGCAGAAGGATATGATCCACGTTGGTGGTCACACTTGTGGAGAGTAAAACTTGGTCCTATAACAGACAGTCAAGAATACAGAGATATACTTGGCACTGGCGAAGAAGAAGGCGACTTGCGTAACTTAATGAGTAAGTATGCAGATGAAATTATCATCAATGATGCAATACTTACACAGGCAGAGAGCGATGTGCCAAGCGATCCGCAGGTTAGAGATACTTCTCATTTATATTATGATGAAGCATCAGGTAAACCTCGCATTGATTTACAATTTGGGGCGGACGGTAATACTCCACCCAATGGAGCCACTCTGGTAGGCAGTGGCGAAACATTCCCAGTTACAAATATTGCTAACGGTTCATACTTTTTACGTACAGACTTTACACCTAACAGGTTGTTTAGAAAAGACGGAACAAGATGGATTAAAATTAGTGACGATAATCAACGCTCGTGGGCGGCGGCAAATAGAGCATTAACATCATTTATAAATAACGATTCAACTTTTGTCGAAGATGGCGAAAGCAGAAACGAAAAAACAAATTTAAGTAAGGTTATTAAACCACGAACAGACGATTAGGAGAAAAAATGTTTTTTGGAAAAGATACAAAATTAGATAGGGAGGCTGTCTTTGAGCAGTTAAAAATAGACGAAGGAGTAGTAAATGAAATTTACCACGATCATCTCGGATATCCGACTTTTGGTGTGGGTCACTTGGTATTGGAGTCAGATCCTGAGCACGGAGCAGAAATTGGCACTCCGGTTTCAGAAGAAAGAGTTAGAGAATGCTTTGAAAAAGACCTCGACACCGCAATTGCAGAGTGTGAATTGTTATACGAAGCAGGGGTATTTGGAGATTTACCAGACGAAGTCCAGCAGATCCTGGTCAATATGATGTTTAATATGGGCAGGACAAGACTAAGTAAGTTTAAGAAAATGCATGCCGGAATACTTGAAGGGGATTGGAAGGAAGCGGCCAAGGAAGGCAGAGATTCAAGATGGCATAAACAAGTTACTAATCGTGCTGAAAGATTAATGGAAAGATTAGAGAACGTATAAATGAGAAGAGGGTCAAAAGTTCGTGACCCAATAGAATATATCAACGTAAGAATTGATATGCTTGTTAAAGAACGAACTAAAAATGATAACGAAACTGCACACATGGTAATAGATAAATGTGTAGGTGAGTTAAGTTATGTGTTAGAACTGTTAGAGAGAAATAAATGTCAGACATCAGAGTAAAAGAACCTCAAATTCCCGAAGAAGGCGAGTATACTTTAGATATGTCTGGCAATCTTGTACAGTATGTTAACGGACAATGGATAAAAGCAGACAATGGCAGGTAAAAATTTAGATTACTGGTACGATGAACAGATAAAACGTTATCTAATTCAACTTGTCAGAGTATTCTCAAACTTTCAAGTAAAAGAGAATACTGAGAATGGTCCTCACTACAATAGAGTTCCTGCACGTTACGGTGACATGAGCAGAATGGTTGCACAAATACTACGTAACAATTCAGAGAATGCAATTAATAATGCACCTCAAATTACTGTGGGAATACAAAGCATACAGCCAGCAAGAGATAGAACTGCTGAACCATATCATGTAGATACTACGCAAGTTGCTGAACGTGATTGGAACAAAGAAGACAAACGTTATACAAGTGATCAAGGTAACTTGTACACTACACAACGTTATATGCCAGTACCGTATAACTTAAATATACAAGTTGATATATGGACCACTAACACTGATACAAAATTACAAATTTTAGAACAAGTGTTTGTATTGTTTAATCCAAGTATACAACTGCAATCAAATGATAATCCTCTTGACTGGACCAGTGTGTTTGAAGTTGAGATGACTGACATACAGTGGAGCAGTAGAGGTATACCAGCAGGAGTAGATGAACAATTAGACATAGCAACATTAACATTTGCTGTGCCAATTTGGATATCACCACCTGCAAAAGTACAAAGACAAAAAATTATACAACGAATAGTAAATGATATTTACAAAACATCAAGTATATCAGACTTAGGGTACAGTGAAGACTATCATGACTTCTTTAGTCAAGTACCGGATGATGCTGTTGTGGTTGTTGCTCCCGGAGATTACCAAATTCAAATAGCATCTGGTAGTGCAACATTGATAAACTCAGCAGGCGTAGGTCAAAAATGGGCAGACATCATTGATATGCAAGGCGAGTTATCTAATACCAGTAGGATAGAATTAAATTTAGAAGACAATATACAGGACAGAACCAAATTAGTTATAGGTAGCATTTCTAAAAATCCAATAGCAGAAGACACATTGATATTTAATTTAGATGCAGACACTTTGCCCACTGACACTATTGCTAATGTAGATAAAATTATAGATCCGAGAGCAAGTAGGCCCGGTGATGCACTGTTAGGGTCAGCACTTGGGCAAAGATATTTACTGTCCGAGGATGTCAGTATCGATTATGTTGAATGGAGTATAGAAGCAAAAGCAAACGACATAGTAGAATACGACGGTGCAAAATGGATTGTTGCATTCGACAGTTCAGCAGTTGACAGCAAAGCATTTGTTACTAATGCATACACAAATGCACAATTTAAATGGACTGGTACACAATGGATTAGCAGTTGGCAAGGAACATATAATCCAGGGTACTGGAGGCTAATACTTTGACGGTAGCCGCTGGTGTTGTTTTCCTTGCCAAAGATACAGGAAGATGTATGTTGCAATTACGAGAAGGCAACAAAAGATTTAATCATACCTGGGGTTTTTGGGGAGGCATGATCGAAGATAAAGAATCTCCGTACGAATGCATCCAACGAGAATTAACAGAAGAAATTGGGTTTGTTCCAGAGCTACAAAAACTAAATCCTATTGATGTTTACCAAAGCAAAGACAAAAACTTTTACTATTACAGTTTTGTTTATGTAGTAGAAGAAGAATTTTCCCCAGTGTTAAACGGGGAAAGTGCCGGGTATGCTTGGGTAGATATTGGAGTATGGCCAAAACCATTACACCAAGGCGCACATATTACACTTAATAAGAACAGGGGTACAGACAAAATACACACTATATTGAACATAAATAGGTAGGAGTATTGTGTCTAAAATAGTTAATTTTACTTGTCTACGCATTCAAGCAGAGCTGGACAAATACAGCAAAACAAAAACCATACCGCATGATTTATTAGATGGCCTATGGACCGTTGACGACATTGAGTCTTGTTTAGATGCTATGCCAAAACGTTATCAACGTTGGGGTAAAAAATTATTAAAAGAATACACAGAATTTTTAGACAGCAATGTTGGCGAATTAAAAAAAGCATTGCGTAAGGAATATACGGCGGGTATGAAAGCCGCAAGAACCAGAGATGAAAAATTTAGTTTTCCAAAAGTTATTAATAGATATCGACCAGATATAAATCCTATACGTGCATTATATTACGAAGCTCGTAATCTAACAAGAGCATACGATCCCGAAGATGAATACCATCAATGGCTTGCAGAATTAGTAACTGATAAATCATTTAATAATGCTATGCTCGATGCAATGTCGCATGATATAAAACGTTTAGAACGTGTGATACAACGTTACTACTGGCCTATGTTAAAATTAGAAGAAGAACAGATACCGCTTGAATTATTTCATGCAAGACAATTGATAAAAGATGCAAGACATTATTACAACTTCTTTCTTAATTTACAAAACTGGCATCCGGACGAATAATTACTTACTTGTAGCAATAAATATTCCATCCCAATCTTTTGGAAGTGTTTGAGTCTTTTGAAATTCGCAACGCTCAATCCACATATCATAATAACCTTTCATCCTACCTTCAAAGTGCGTATCTAATAATTTACACAATTTAATTGCTCTATCAAAGTCCTGGTTTCTATAATGTTTATGCATTGCATCGTGCATCTCTTTAGACTTAGCATGTTTACCTACTTTATAATCAAGTACAGTGTATATTTCAATGCCTATTGTTTTGCCTTTAACTGCTAAGTCATCAACTTTTAAATAAAAGAATTCGTTTTTAGTTTTGTGATATGTACTGCCACCGACTAATAGTAAGCATCCGTATTCTTTGCACTTAGACTCAATTCGTGCGGCAGTTGATACAGCATCTCCAAGTACATCATAACTATGTCTGCTTGTAGAGCCCATCTCACCGAGATAACCAACGCCAGTGTTAATGCCAGCCCCCATACCAATTGGAGGTCTTCCCTCTGCTGTGATCTTATCATTAAATTTCTCCACTGCTCTTAAC